TGGTTTACTGCAGATGATGTAGTTTCAAAAATTAATTGTTCGTTTCCATTTTCATCTCTGATACCGTGAGCATCATCAAAATCTATCATAAAAGAATTAGTGTCTAAATTACCACCAAGTTGTGGTGTTGTATCTTCAACTATATTCGCAATACCTAAAGCTATTGTATCAATATCAGGATTGGTGCCATCATTTGCAGTTGCAAATACAATAGCATCACCTTTGTCTGTTGCTGAAAAAGTAAACGAGTCTCCTGAACCAGTTACATATTTAAACTGTACTGTATATGCACCTGATGTTGAGTTTCTTAAAAAATAAAATGTTTGAACGTCTAAAGGTATCGTAACAACTGCATTATCAGATAATGACCCTGTAAACTCTATCATTCTGTGAGATAAAGTTGCACCTGTTGATCCATCTGAAACAGATAAATTAACTGTTCCACCACTTGTTACTGCTTGTGTTGTGTATCCACCAGATATTTGTTCTATAATTTGTAAATTAGTATTAGTCTTTGTACCCCATGTACCGGCATTTTCACCAGTTGCTTGAAGTTCTACACCTAACGGTGTGTATGTTGATGCCATAATTTATCTCCTATGCAGCGTCACTATAACTTGTATTTGATCCAGTTGCAACATCCGAATAAGTATCGTTCGAACCTGTTGAAACATCACTATAAGACGTATTTGAACCAGTGTCAACATCGCCATATGCAAATATATCAATTGTTCCAATACTAGTAGTAATGGATAAACTAGATAATCCAACCTGCATATCTACAGGTGTAATACTTCCAACACTAGCACTAAAAGATTGACCAGTTAATCCTAGACCTTCTTCTATTGTTAAAGACCCAACAGAAGCTGTAGCAGACTGACCTGTTGGTTGAGCCAATGCTCCACCTAATCCTACGATGGTCCCTTGAGCAAAAGTAGCCTCCACTCCAGACAACTGAACTGTATCATTTGGTATTGTAACACTACCAATACTAGCGCTAAAAGATATTCCGGTTAACTGTGCTTCTTGTGAAGAGATACCCTGTGCTGTTCCTTGTGCTGATGTAATTGATAAACCAGAAAGAATTGCTGTTTCATTTGGTGCTTTTGCAGTTCCTTGACTAGCAGTAAACTCTTGGCCTGTTAAACCAATAGTCATGTCATTAACTGTTACAGATCCAACAGAACTTGTTGCAGATTGACCAGTTAATCCTACCTGCATATCCACTACAGATACTGAACCTATTGAAAATGTAGCTGATAAACTAGTGTCTATTGATACAGGAACAAAAGCTTCTCCTTGCGAGGATGTAACGGATTGTCCTGTTGGTGTAATTATAACATCAGGTATGTCAACCGAACCAACATTAGATGTAATAGATAAACCTGTTGGAAATATTGTTACATCTTTAAGCTCACCCCATTCACCATCATTCCATGCTTGCGCGCCCCAACCTGTTTTAAAAGTTATGGCTTCATTCCAATTAGCCTGATCCCAGGTTAATCGGCCCCATCCTGAAGTTACCGACATGGTCGGCCTCCTATGCTAATCTGATTATTGCGTTACTCGCGTCTGCTGTTGGGAATTCTATTTTAAAAGTTCCATTACTAGCTGTCTTGTCGCCACCAAATGCAATTACACAAACAGCGTCAGTTGTTCCAGAGCCACCGTCTGTTGTTGTATTATAAATTAATGCACCATTTGCTGTAAAAGAAGCTGATGAAAAAGTTACATCAGAAAAATCTGTAAATGCAGTTGTTGAAGATAGAGAAACTCCTGAGTTTGTAAGAGTTGCTCCACCTGCAGAGTATGCAGATCCAGATGTATTTGATATTTCATTTGAGGTTGAATAATCTGTAGTGGCTGCACCTAAAGATGCAGAACTTGTAAATAAAGCAATTTTAAAAGTGTGACCACCTGAAGATTCAAAACTGTGTTTACCCTGTAAAAGTTCCTGTTTAAAACTTGAACATATTGCTGATGATATTGCCATAATTTATTCTCCTACGGGTTTGCTGAGGTTACTGGTATACGAACAGCGCCATCAGTGTAGTCATCTCTTCGTCTTCTACCAACTTGCTCATTAGCAAACTTCTGTACCTCTTGTTTATATTTATTTTCATACAAAGTCAACATATCTATCGGGCCTTTTAAAAAGCCGTATGCCTCTGATAGACAGCAGTATAATAACCCATTTGGGAAATTAAGACTAATATAATTAGTCCCATTATCTTCTAAAAGATCAGGCATTTTATTAAAATGAACTCTAAATCTATAAGTTGTATTTGGAACTGGGGCTACAAATATTCTTCCTGAATTAGTATCTGCCTCACCTGTAGCACCACCAAACATAGCATAGTATTTTGGTTGACCTTGCGCTGCTGATGTTCCTGTAACGTCTTGATACTCTTGAAGATATGTTACATCTTTTTTTTCTAACCATCTGTTAGCTCCTGTGATTTCAGATCCTGCTGTATCGTAAACTTGTATACCTCTAATAAATACAGCTCCTGCGGGACAGTTTATCGATTCTTGCCCAGCAACAAAGTTACCTAATTGTTGTTTTCTATCTGCATCAATAGGAACATCTCTAAATATTCTATATTGTGCGTTTAAAATAATATTTTCTAAAACAGCATCTGTTAAAACATTTGAGTCTGTTTCAGTATAATTTTTAATTTGTGTTTTTAATCCTGATGCACTTAATCCTGCCATTATTTAACTCCCACTATTTCTAAACATCTTGGACATGTTTTTCTAAATCTTAGGTGACCAGAACAATGTAAATTACTTTCATCTTTGTGAACAGGAATTTCTGGCTCTGGAACTTTAGTATAATATTCTATATGCTCATCTTCCTCTGGACAAGCACATTGTTTAATACCAAATAATTTACAAATAAAATTTTTAATTTTTTTAATCATGCCGTTACTGTTACTGGTCCTGCTGATGCGGAACCCCCTCCTCCTGTTTCAGTTATACTAGATGTTGTACCTGTTGCAAAGGTATAATTATCATCGTTTGTTTTAGTAATTGTGTATCCCGCAGCTAAATTTATTGTTGCTGCAGCCACTCCACCAACAACATTTGCATCTCTAAATCTAACCGTATCTCCTGTTGATCTGCCATGATCTGGCTCATTAACACTAATTGTTGTAGAACCATTTGTTGTTGTAAATGCATTTAATGGTAATAATTTTGGAACAGCAGTTTCTATTCTGTCAGGTCTTACGTGTCTTAAAGATATTGAATCACCATTCATTGGTTTTGGTTCTAATTGTGGTTGTTTTGGTTCAAACTCAGATACATGCACAAACGCACCATTCCATTCTCTTACCATCTCTTTGTATGGAAACTCCATACCAGATCTGTCTGATATTGCTCTTGCGTATTTACCTGTTGCGTACTTTGCCATTATGTTCCTGGATAATAAGCTTTAGGCGTAATGTGTGTGCTTGAAGCTGATCCATCCTCCGCTAGTGCTCTTGCTAACTCATCCTCGTAAGCTAATTTTGTAGCCTGTATAAGCTGTGGTTGATATTTTTGTGATAAATAATATGCAAGGCCAGATACCATACAAGGCACAAATCTAAATGGCACATCAGTTGCATTTGTGTAATCTCCAACATCCTGTATTCTTTTTATAAAAAAGAAATGCATATCTTTAGATGCATTAGAAGAATCTGGTGTTGGATAGATATGTATCGTAACTTTATCTATAAATCTTTCAACCCAATATTGATTAGGTGTGCCTTTGGATAATTTGTTTGAGAAACCTGCATATGTAGATCTATCTACTTTAGTCATCGGACTATCTGATTGTGTTGTCTGAGTTCTATTAGATCTTAATTGTGCCTCAAGAACATCGGAAACTCCAAACACGCTTGCTGGATCTGTGGTTGTTGCTGATGTTCCATCATCACTAGATCTAAAAAAATCATAGTCTGCCTGACCTTCTATGAGATCTAGATTAGTTGAACCTACTTCCCAATAATGAATACCTCTATTACCCCATTCTTGAAATAGAATATTAAGAGATCTTCTTGCAGATTTAAGTTGATAACCTGCTACAGAATTTAGTCCAATACGTTCGAAAGCGTCTTCTATTATCTCTTCAATAGCAAAAGTTTTG